CCCTCTTAAGTTTTACATCTCATAGTGAATATACACACATAGAGATACGTAGCTTAAGTTTTGAATCTTAAGAGTCATCACTTCTTGTAATTTATTATTTGTGTAGTTCTCCTCTTAGGAGCCATCCTGACATACGAATCTAATAGTATTACTGTACGTATTTTGTAGATACTTGTAGTTCATGCTTAAGCATCAATCTTAAGAGTCGTAGAACACACTGAAGAGTTCTGTAGCTGAATAAGCACAGACCCTGTAGCCTGAACACTATGGGGTAACTATAACCTAGTGAAAGAGGAAGCCATGCCACCTAAGCACGGACTAGAATACAACGCAGAGATCGCGAAAGTAGTTCGTCGCAATGCTGCCGCTGGAGTCACTCTCAAGGATACCTTTGCCGAGATTCAACACATGGCATGGGCTCCTCGAAGTATGACTACGCTCATGAAGAAGTATGGACAGGACTGGCACTCCACTAAAGCAAGTATTGCAGCTAAGATTGGTAATCGTGTAGTTACTCAAGCTATTGAGGGTGACATCGACCATCCTGCTACGTGGAAGTCTCAAGAGTTGTACCTACGTTCTCATGGTGGTTGGTCCCCTAAATCTACAGAGCAAACCCAAGAGGTAGGCACTGAGGAAGAAGAAGCTGAGAGTGCTGTTAACTCACTGATGAAGTTGTTAGGTAAAGACTCCGAAGAGGAATAATAGTAATTTAGAGGTACCCTTCTCTCTCCTCGGGGTACTTCTTAGGGCTGGCTGAGGTTCGAAACTTAGTCAGCCCACTAAACAGGGGAGATAGAGGAGAAAGACATGATTTATAAAGAACCTGTAGAAGTTGAGTCCACTGGTAAGCACCCTTGCGTAGAGTGGAACAACAAGAGGTGGTATCTAACCCAAAACTACTATGTGGACCGAACTGGTAAACTACTTCACAGAGCAATCTATGAAAGCGTTCACGGAGAAATCCCTGAAGGTTACCACATCCACCACAAGAATGAGATTAAGTCTGACAACCGTATTGAGAACCTAGAAGCATTAACAGCCAGCGATCACATAAAATCACATGAGCCTAGGGGCGCTACTCACCCTGACTTTGACAAGGCTATTGGTGCAAAGGCTATGTGGGAGCAGAGGAAACCTAAGAAGCACTTTTGTGCAGAGTGTGGCTCAGAGTTTGAATCTACGTGTACTCGTGCAAGGTTCTGTAAGACTTCTTGCTCTGGTAAGTTTCACTACTATAAAAAACTTGGTAAACGGTAGATGCAAATTACAGCACAGCAACTAAGGGATATGCCAACGGAGAGGGTCAAGGAGGCCCTTTCCCACTTGACTGCACAACAAGTAGAAGAGCTACAGCACGATTGGTCTTTTTGGGCGCGACCCGAACAACTAGAGCCTAAAGGTGATTGGAACACATGGTGGATCAACGCAGGAAGAGGCTTCGGTAAAACTCGTGCTGGTGCTGAGTGGGTTCGTGAGCAAGTTAAAAAGGGCCACAAACGTATTGCTGCTGTAGCTTCGACAAACAGTGACATCGAGCGTGTGATGGTCAAAGGGGAATCTGGTTTCCTTAATATCTGTTGGAAGGGTGATAAGACCTATAAAGGGAAGGAAATGGGTTTCCCTGAGTGGTCCCCTACTAAACGGACACTAACTTGGGCTAATGGTGCTAAAGTAGAGTTTTATAGTGCTGAGGAGCCCGAACGACTACGTGGTCCGCAATTTTCGTGCGCGTGGACCGATGAGGTAGCAAGTTGGAACAAGGGTGAAGAAACTTGGTCAATGCTCCAGTTCTGTCTCCGACTAGGTAAGCACCCTAGGGTTTGTGCCACTACTACCCCTAAAAGCACTCCACTTATTCGTAGGTTGATTAAAGACCCCAAGACTCATGTCACTGTAGGCAGTACTTTTGATAACTCAGCTAATTTGGCTGATACATACCTACAAGCAGTCAGAGACCAATATGAAGGTACACGACTCGGTAGACAAGAACTTTATGCTGAGATACTCGAAGAGAACGAAGGCGCTCTGTGGACTACGGACACCATAGACAAGTGCCAAATCTCCCGTAAAGACCTCCCCCTCCTGAACCGTATTGTGGTCTCTCTGGACCCTGCTATCACCTCTAATGCTGAATCTGATATGACTGGTATAGTTGTTGCAGGTATAGATGTTAATGGTAAGTGCTACGTCCTTGGAGATTACACAGACAGGTACTCACCCCAAGGTTGGGCTAATAAGGCTATTGAACTTTACCACCACTACCAAGCTGACAGGATTGTAGCTGAGAAGAACCAAGGTGGTGACATGGTAAGGCGTACTATTGAAGTAGAGGATGAGACAGTCCCTATCAAGTTGGTACATGCCTCTCGTGGTAAGTATGCCCGCGCAGAACCTATCTCAGCTTTGTACGAACGAGGGATGGTCTTTCACGTAAGAGACCCTGAAGATGGCTTTAACCTTAATGAGTTGGAAATTCAGCAGCGTACTTGGGAACCTCTTGGTAGTATTGGCTCCCCTGACAGATTAGACGCCCTTGTGTGGTCTATAACTGAATTAGCACTTAATGGGTATGCACGACCCGAACTTAAACTAGTCTATAGTAACTCTAAAGGACTTCGGTAAACAATGACAAACCCTAAGCAGGAATACAATGACACTATTAGAGCAAACCTGCCGGGGTCTATCCGTTATGATTCTGTCCGTAGTAGGTATGTGACAGCTAATAATAAATACTTTGTCACTTATAAAGAAGCTCAGTGGTATGTAGATTACCTCACCAAACAAGGTTACCCACTGGGGTATGCTGAAGGTGATATTATCCCCGGTTTAGTTCTTGACTTTGTGAATAAGAGGTACATCAAATGAGTATCAGTGTATGAAAAGCAACCCGACTTAGTGATGGACTTTGTTGATAGTGTCTACAGGAAAGAAAAGGCAACCCCGTAATGGCTAATTTCAGTGATATTGCAAACCACTCTCGTGCCTCTACGGCTACCTATGTAGATTCTGATGGAGTCTTACAGACAGCAGCTATCAATGAACCTCGTATTGGTCACCATATTTGGGATGGTTCTGCTTGGGTGAACCAAGGGTTGTTGCTGGAAAGCGAAGCGCGGACGAATAGTCTGAAGTCTTCGGACGACCTGTCAAACGCAAGTTATTGGGGTCCTCTCGGAGGGGCTTCTACTCCAACGTCTGCAACTGCGATAGGAGGTGCCCCCGCATGGACACTTTCAGGGGCTGGGTATCTACGTCAAACTGGCTTGGCCTTATCCCCATCAACAAAGCACACCGCTTGGCTTAGGATGAGACTACCATCTAGCCCAAGTGCCGGGAAATTCAGAATCAGACTTTACGATTTAAACTCCAGCTTTTTCCTTACCCTTGAAAATGGTTCAACCTTTTCTGACTTTATCTATGACACCTCTGGGGTTGTCACGAGAGACACGAGCGCCGTTGATTTCTTAGTGGACGAGGAAGATGGGGTTTATCTTGTTGGTGCCGCATTTACAACACTGGCGACAGTAACCTCAGTTTTGCTTTATATCTATCCGGATGTAGCTTCCAGTTCTCAGTCCGTTGAAGTGGCTACACCACAACTCGAAGCAGGCTCTACCCCCTCAAGCTACATCCCCACAAGCGGAGCTACAGCCACCCGCGCGGCGGAAACCCTCACCATCCCTGCAGCGAATTTACCCTACAGCGCAACGGCTATGTCTATCGCTATGCAAGGGAAGGTGACTTATGCGGATGAGGGGGTGTTTGGTCAGCATGTATTTTATCGTTGGTTTGATGACAGCTCTAACAATATCCAGCTAACTTTGGATACCCTTGCTGGTACCGGTGGTGCCGTATTCAGCCAAAGTAGTGCCGGAACTTCAGATGTTGTGCTCTCTGATGCGGACCAATACTCCCCCGGCGTCAACGTACCGTTCAACATCGCATCCCGTCATGGTTCTACCTTCATCAACGGTGCAGTAGACGGAACAGCCCTCACGGAAAACACCACACCTACAGCCTTACCTGACCTATCCACAACAGACCTACAACTTGGGTCTGACTTTATGGGGACCATCAAGACCTTCCGCATGTGGGCTGATGATATTAGTGATGTTGGTATTGAGGAGGCAAGCTCATGAGCAAGATTGATTTCTACCTGAAGCTAGATTCTAAAGAAAGTATGCCTACGGTACTATCCGCCTTCTACAAGCAAGATTATACAACTGTTGTGGACGAGGAAACTGGAGAATCTTCACAAGTACCTGAAGGTGATCCCTACTTCGTCCCTAACACTCCTGACTACGCTATCGACCTTGTAGGTATTATCAAGAAGCCAACAGGCAATATGCTCGTAGATGAGGCCAGTGGTATTGAATACCCTGAGATGGCTCCTCTTGATGGCTACCATATCAATATCCGACTTAATGGTGATAACCGTAGGGATGACGTAGAAGCCCTCTCTAATTACTTTGTAGACCCTGAACCTCTAACCCCCTCACGTATCTGGCTCTAGTATATGAAAAAGTGTAAAGGGCGAAAAGGCCATTCTTGCGTTCTTGGTGGTATACTGCAAGAGTATGAGAACTTTAATATATCCCCTAGGATGAAGGATGGTCACTCCAATGTTTGCAAGACATGCGAAAAGATAAGGCAATCTGAGGGCTACCAAAGGCGTAGGGAGGAAGTCCTAGAGAGAACTAAAGCTTATGGTAAAGCTAATCGACATGTAACCCGTAAGGCTAGTAGCAAGTATCATAAATTAAACAAAGATAAGAGTGCTGCAAGAGCCGCTAAGCGCAGGGGCTACAAACTACAAGCAACTCCGACATGGCTTACAGAAGATCACATTAGAACTATTGAGTCTTTTTATACACAAGCTAAAGACTGTGAAATGGTTTCTGGGGAGAAATACCACGTAGACCATATCGTTCCATTGAAGGGTGATAAAGTCTGTGGCCTCCACGTTCCGTGGAATCTTCAGGTTCTTCCTGCTGATATAAACATCTCCAAAAGTAACAGATTCTAACATAGAGAAAAGCAACAGACATGACCCAGAAACAACTCTCCATTACTGAAAGCCAAAAGATTCTGGGTGTCTCTGGCACTAGCGTTAGGAATGGTACTCTCAAGGCAGACGAACTACAGCCTGAGTTGCGAGGCAAAAGGGCTATTCGAGCATATAGAGCCATGAGGGACAATGATGCTACTATCGGTGCTGCACTCTACGCTGTAGAGCAAATGCTTAGAGATGTCCCTATTAAGGTCACCCCCTCGGATGACTCCGATGAAGCTAAAAAAGAGGCAGAGTTTGTAGAATCAGTCTTAGAGGATATGGACCACAGCCTTGATGACCACATCTCTGAGGCACTGTCTTTCCTTACGTTTGGGTTTGCAGCTTTTGAGGTTGTTTACAAGCGTAGGATTGGCCCTTACGAGAAGAACCCTAAGAAGCGTTCTAAGTTTACTGATGGTCGCATTGGTATTCGTAAGATTGCTCCTCGTGCTCAGTGGACCATTAACCGCTTTGATGTAGACCAACAGTCAGGAGACCTATACGGCTTCTATCAGGATGTATCCTCTGGCTTTGGTACTAACTACATCCCAATGCGTAAGGCTATCCTCTACCGTACTACTACAATCAATGGTGACCCTTCTGGTCGTAGTATCCTCCGTAATGCTTACGCTTCTTATGAGCGTCTTAATGCTATCCAACAGTATGAGGCTATCGGTATTGAACGAGAGCTTGCAGGTATCCCCCATGCAGAGGTTCCAGCAGAGTATCTCTCAGCAGATGCTACAGAGGCTCAACAGGCAGTCTTGAACCAGATGAAGGAAATCCTACGAGACCTCAAGTTCAATGAGCAAGGCTTCCTGATTACTCCTTCTGATACCTACCCCGGTAAGGATGGAGAACCCACCAACCAGAAGCTAGTATCTGTAAAGCTAATCTCTTCTGAGGGTACCCTTAATATCGACATTGATCCCGTCGTTAAGCGTTACCAACACAACATTGCTAGTAGTGTCCTAGCTGAGTTCAGTATGTTGGGTGGTGGTAGTAATGGCTCTTATGCCCTCTCGAAGAGTAAGTCTGACCTATTCCTACGCGCCCTTGAGAGCTACATCAACACTATTGTAGACGTACTGAATAAGCAACTCATTGAACCCCTATGGCGTCTTAATGGCCTTGACTTTAAGTACATGCCTAAGATTAAAGCTGGTGATGTTGCGCCGCATGATCTTAAGGAACTCGGTGGTTATCTCCGTAATCTTAATGGTGCTAACATTACTATCGCTGATGATATTGATATTGTCAATGCTCTGATGGACCAAGCAGAACTACCACACCCTGACCCTGACACTTACGCTGCTTCTCGTGAGAGGGCTGCTAGGGCTGAGACTGCTAGGGCAGATTTCTATGATGATGACAGCATACCGGGAGACCCTAACGCCCAAGCAGACACTAAAGAAGAGTCTGAAGATGAGGTCGGTAAATAATGTCACAATGGAACAGATTACAATATGAAGTTCCTGACGGTAGGTTAGTCCAAGCCCAACGAGAGATTTACCAAACCTTTGGAGATAAGGTCTCTATTGATGCTAAAGCCAAAAGCCTCATTAAGTTTGGTAAGTCTGGTGAACTCTCTACTAGTAGGGAAACTGTCTGGACTGTAGGTGGAATGGAGACTTACGTTCAAGACAACCTTATTGATAGTATCTCCTCTAGCTCAGTTAATGATACTGAAGAAATCCTCCTAGAGTGTCACACAGTATCAGGCACAGGTACAGACCAACAGTTTACCTTTCTAGTACAAACAGTAAATCTTAATGGTCAGACTAGAGTGGCTCTACCAACTCCTGTAGCTAGGGTCTCAAGGGTATTCAACAATAATGGTTCTAACCTTCAGGGTGTAGTTTCTATCTATGAGAATACAGCACTTTCGAATGGCGTACCCTCTGATGTGACTAAGATACACGCACAGATACCTCAAGGCTTCCAACAGTCCTTTAAGGCAGCTACAACCTTCAGTAATCAAGACTATTACATCCTTACTGGTGGGTTTGGTTCAGTTAGCTACAAACAAAGTGCTACTGTAAATTTCTACCTAGAGGTTAGACAAGCAGGTAAGGTATTTGTAGAAGGTGCTGCTGTATCAGCTAACTCAGCAGGTGGTGCTTGGCAGGTCGACTTAGACCCATGTGTGATTGTACCTAAGAACTCTGATGTACGTGTTACCTGCCAAACAGGCACTCAGGGTGCTGAAGTCTACGCCATTATCAAAGGTAACCAAGCACACTAAGTAGAATGAATAAACTAATTGAGAAATTCCAAAATGACTTCGATGTATTCAGTGATCCACTATCTGCTAAGGTACGCTCTCGTGCTATTGGACTAGAAGGTAAAATCCATGTGTACGATCTTGATGGTCAAGCCTACTACGTCCCCGGTGCTACCCACAAGGAATACCTTGAGCACATGGAGTACGAGGATGATGACGATGAAGAAGAGGAAGTTTCTGAAGATCGTATGACAGAAGCTCTACGAGCAGTGGTAGCAGAGATTATGAATAAGGGTGACTTTGAAGACTGGGGTGAGGCTGAAGAAATCACCAAAGCAGAATACCAAGGTAAA